ATTTTTTTAGTTGTTCTTTCATACTTTTACCACCTAAACCAAAAGTTAAATTAGAAATTATCTCATCTTTGTTTGCACCGGTTGCATAATCTGTTGCTGCAAAGAAACCACCAAAGACTATTTCAGGAGCAATCACTCCTGCACCAAGGACTCTTGCTGCAGTCCCTACTGCTTTTGCACCTTTAGCAGTTTTGGTAATATTGTTTATCGCTCTTATGTTTGCTTGATCTCCTGGTGATAAGTTAGTTCCACTTCTAACTTTTTCTAAACCTCTAGCAATACATTGTGTGCTTCCACCTAAATTAAATTCAACTCTACCGCCTTTTGCTTTACCTGGACAACCAATAGCTGCATATTTTGAAAAAATACTTTTTTCTAATTTTCCAACATCAAATTTTTTTGCGTTTTGTTTTGCTAACTCTACGTTATCTAAAAACAATTTAGATTTTTGAATATTTTCTACATCTTTAGCATTTATAAATTCATTTAATACATCATTTAAAGGAACCCCACGTTTTTTAGCTTCTACTTTAGCGGCATCTACTTTTCTTTTGTAAAAAGGTTTTAAGTCACCTTTTTCAGTTATGTATTGTCTAACAAAAGTTTTAGCTTCTTTCTCTGTCATGTTAGGAAAAAAATCAAGCATGTCCATTGATTTTGATTTTTGAAAAACCTCTCCATAAACATTTCCATCACTTAATGTAGCAGTTTTAAATCCATCAGATTGAGCGACATATTTCATTAATAAATTATCTTGCTCTGCTAAAAGTTTTTTCTTTGCTCCTGCAGACGCTTTAGAGTTTTTAATTTTTTTTATTTTATCTTCTGCTTCTCTTATTTTAAAATCTAAGTCTAACGCTTTTGCGTCTCCTTTACCTGCCATGGCTTCGTTAATCGCTGTGGGTGTATAAATTATATTACTTGGCTTAATTTTTACATTAGGATTTTTAATATTTTGAGCATGACCTTTTTGAATACCAGATCCTTCCTCTGCAACCAAAAAATCTTCTACCCCTCCTCGAGCTCTTATATCTGCTCTTCTAGTGTCTTTAGTTATTTTTTGTTTTTCTTTATCTAAAGGTTTTATATTTTTAGGGTTTTCTTTTCTAAAATCATCTCTTAATTTTAGAGCTTCATCTAAACTATCTATGTTTTTATATTTGTCAGCTGTTGTAGCTATTTTAGTTTTATTTTTATCTCTAACTCTTACACGAACATTATATTTTCTAAAAACCTCACCAGTTTCTTTGTTTCTAAAATCTGTGTAAGTTATGTTATCGTAACCTGGTAAAGCTTTAAAAAAAGGTGCATCTCTAGTTTTAACACCTAGTCTTTTTGCGTTTTCTGCACGAGTTAGATTTTCTAATTCTAAATCAGCTCTCTCACCTTTTCTAAACCCAATCCGTCCACCATCAGCCATGGCTGGTCGTGTTAGATATGACATCATCTGTTTATATTCTAATGGTTTCATTATTCTCCTAGCATGCCGGCTAGTCCGCCTTTTGCAAAATCGTCTGGTTCAGGTGGATCATAATCAGGGCCACGATCTGCTGCATATTCTGCAGGATTTTCATCTGCTTGTTTTAATGCTGCTTCTCTTTTTTTAGATTCTACAAACTCTTTCATTGTAGGCTTATTATCTCCTCTTGCATATATTTTAACTTTAGTTAGATCAGCTGTTAAGTCTCTTGTGTTACTAACTACATTTTCTATGCTTTCTGTTTCATATCCACCATCAGGATCTGTTGCATAATTTCTGTAATCTGTTTCTACTGCTTCAAATTCTGTTGGAGTTTTACCTTTAACACCTTCTTCTAACTGACCACCTCTAACTTCTAGTGTTACGATTGCATTTCCTTGTTCATCTACAACATGTTTTGTTGGATCATCAATATCAACTCTAACTGAACCACTATCTAAATCACGATAAACTACTGCTGTTGAATCTTCATCTATTTTTGCCAGATGGACAACCTCTCTATCTTTTGTAGCATATTTTTTAGTTACATCTGTACCTTCGTTAACTACTCTTGTAACCAAAGCGTCGAACCATTTTGGTTTACCAGCAGCTGAAGGTGTTGTTATAATTTCTTTTGCAGCTTGGCTTGCGGCTCCTTTACCTGCAAGTTTTAATATTCCGGTTTTAAGCGCACCAATACCTGCACCAACACCACCCATTAATTTTAAAAATGCTCGTCTGCTCATACCAGCTTTCAAGCCAATACGACCACCCATAGCTTTAATTTCTCTACCACCCATAATACCTTTAGATGTATCAATTACGTTGCCTTCCATATCGACAACTTTATCTTGTTGTTTGATTCTCTCTAATGCTTCTTGTTTGATTTTAATTTTCTCTAGGCCATCTGGTTTTCTACCAGTCACTTTGACAAAACCTCTTGTCAATCTTTGGATCATTTGTGGTAATGTAAATAAAGCCATTAATAATAATTCCTTTTACGTTGTTCGACTTTTTCGTCGATATAATCTTCAGGGTGTCCGATCAGACCGCCCTGTCTGAATCGCATGATGGCTTGTGTAGTTGAGTCCACAAGATCGTCATGATCACCATAAGGAAACGCAGCGCACTCTTCAATGACTTCATCTGCGAATTTCTGCTCAGGCGCGTATATCATACCAGATTCAAATAAAGGTGCAACCGCATTTACACGTGCATGCTTGTCGTTTCCTTTTGATGGACTAAAGTTTACTACCGGTATATCCATTTTTCTTAACTCGTATGTTAGCGGCAAACCTGATGCTTTCGCCTCAACGATAACTGTTTCAGGTTTCCAATACTCGTATTGTTCAAGTGCTTTACGCCGTAGTTCTGGAAACTCGTACCTGCCTTTGACTGCATCCAACAATATTAAACTGGCTGGTTCGTCTTCTGATGGATAAAATATTCCCCATGTAGTAATAGCAGAATAGTCCGCTGTTTCTTTTTTCAAGAAAGCTGTATCGTAAGATTGTATGACGTGATGTCAAGCTCATCTAACTTCCAATACTCCGGCCATACAGGTTTAGCGTTCTTTGATCCGTGGTCCATGATCGCTGGAAATTCGACCACGTGCCATTGATCAGCTTTAGGTTCACTTTGGTTCTTGACCAACATACCTGTTAAATCTTTTGTCGTCCAACGAGTCATAACTAAAACTATTTTACCACCCGGTTGTAAACGTTGTCGTGGTCCTGATGTATACCACTCGTAAGCAGACTCCATAGCCGTCGGAGATAATGCATCTTGCTCGGAATGTGGATCGTCAATGATCAGTAGGTCAGCTCCTCGTCCTGTTATTGCTCCACCAACACCGGCTGCGAA